GATAATCAGTGAGTTACAAGGTTTTTTGTCATTAAACGATGTCGTTTTTGTCGTTTTACTGATAATCAGATAGTTGCAAGAAAAAGTAAAATATTTTGTATTTTTTTATCAAAAACACTTGACAAACGTTTAAAAATGTTGTACCTTTACTTCATCAAACAAACACAAATAACACAAGTCATGAAAACTTTAAGCGAAAATTTAGAAGGTGTAAGATTCCCAAGATTTTTTGAACGTGAATCAAATCAAGAATGTGAAATTCTTGAATCAAAAACCACCGTTGCAGGCGCAACTGCCTACTTAGTGGACTTCGGAACCCGCAAGCCGACCGACCACCCCGGAAACGCAGCCGGCCTATACGTTGCTATCATTGAGGAAGGTGAGATGGTAGAGTTAGACAAAGATTATGTAAAGCAGTTATTCAACAGGTAAAACCACCACGGGAGCCCTTCGGGGCTTCCTTAAACACATATAGTCATGACACAAGTAACAAATCAAGGCCTCAATCGCATAAAGCTGGAGCAGTTTATGGATTCAGAAAACAAAAAGGGTGTGGGAGTTGAACACCACAGAAGAGGAACCAAGGCTTACAAGTTCGCCAAAGCGGCAGTAAGCTATCCCGGAACTAAAGTGCGTACAACGGTTAACCCGTGTAAATATCAAAGATGCCACTTCCGCAACACCGTATCTATCCTGAAGGGGGCAGACATAAATTTCATTTTTGGGAACGATGCCCTAGAAGGAGGCAAGCACGGCAATTACGTAATGGTAAAAGAATAAAATAATAGGGTGGTACTTTGTATCACCCATAACAAATAAATGCCCCACAAGGGCTAAAATCAAATAATATGAGTAAAATCATCACAGGCCGAGATGCCGCAAAACTACTGGGTATTTCATATCCCTACTTCCGCCAGCTGGTTCAACTGGGTAAGATACCTGTTTACTTAAAGATAGGTAAACGAAACCGGTTTAGGGAAGAAGACATAATCGAAAAACTGAGACAAAATGATTAAACTAATAATCGCACTTGTTATCATAGTGCTGTTTGCGCTATCGTTGGCTTATGAATTAAAGCATTCGAAATGAGAACAATCAAAGAACTATTAGTGATACTCCTTAACGAGTATCAAGAGCTCGAAGGAGAAACCTACCGAAATACGCTTTATTCAGATAACGGCTATGCATTTGGGGTTATAACAAAAAAAGCAGTAGATAAGTCCCTGCTCACTTATGACGAGCGAATCAGGTTGCTTACCTACTTAAGGACAAATAAAACTGAATATGTTAATCAGGTTCTTTGGTGGCCTCCAAAATATCTGAATACGGCACGGATTGAATTTCTTAAACGGTTAATATCACCCATATGAACAGTAACGACTACGACACAGACGCAACCGGCTTAGATGGCTGCAGAGGAATTTTAACGGCAATGGTTATCTGCCTATTAGTGATAGCCGCAGTAATTTATTTTACAATATGAAACCAATTAAAAAATGGCTCGAAGAGGCCAAAAAACAAGGGCACGATTGGGCGGATGCCGCAATTAGGAATTATGATCCTGATTTCTCAACCGTAAAAGAAATGGAAAGTCTAAGAGGCGCACTTGCCGGTGCTTTCGCCTGGAATAGAAGCCCAGAGGGAAAAGACTTCTGGCACGATGTTCATGAAACCCTCAGAGATACTACCCCAGTGAGCCCGATCTCGTTAGAATCCCTGATCGAAGATTTAGGGAAGCTAAACAGCGCAATAGGAACCCTCGAATATAACGAGACCCTAAAGGAACCATATCGCACTCAGGTTTATGAGGCAGTTAAGGCTTCGTACGAGGAGCAGTTAGCCGAAGTAAAGGAAAAGATCACAGAAACACTTGGCCTAAAGAGGGATAGTGCAGAGGAGCTCAGCATACTTAAGAGGGACTTTGATAGGCTTTTGTTGTACAGTCAAACGTTAGAGGTCAGAAACGATGGTCTATCCAGAGAGCTCGAAGCTCACAAAGCTACGGCAGAGGAGTTAAACAAAACCTATATCAACGAGCATAACGAAAATTATGAACGTATGATGAAGATTGAGCAACTTGAAAAAGAGCTCGAAGCGGTCAGAAGCAAGAAGCTGATTGGGTGGGTCACCTCGGACGCAGATGGCCGCCTTTGGCGGTGGGATAATGCTTTAAGAAAGTTACCCAGCCAGTGGGAGAGAAAGGTCGGCATACGACTGACCACCAGCCGGGCCATGGCGCTATGCGACCGGTTACCTAAATGGAGTGATGATGAACCAACACCGATTTATGAATAAGAAACGCATAACCCCAACCAAACGCAAACGGTTGAAAGACAGGCAAGCAGCTGACTTACTAACGATCCAACTGTTAGCGTTAATCGATGAACTTCATAAGCATAAAGACGCTGTTTCTTTATCAGATTTAATAAAAAATCTCAATGAACAAACTAAACCGTGAGCGATTAATAAACGCTAAGTTGAATTATGAAAAGCGTAAATACCCCAATGTCCCCTACCTAGTCGACAAAATAAAATGGAGGGAGACGTCCGCTAACGGGCTGACTAATATTATAGTACACTTCCTCCGCTGGTCTGGGCATCAAGCTGAACGGGTGAACACAATAGGTATTTACGACGTCAGAACTAAGAAGTTCAGACGCACAACAGCCACAAGGGGGAGTGCTGATATTCACGCTATTATAAATGCAAAGCCTGTAAAGATTGAGATCAAAATAGGCAAAGACAGGCAAAGCGACTATCAAAAGGAATATGAACGCTCCGTGATCGAAGCCGGAGGGAATTATTGGATAATCAAAGACTTCGATATGTTTATAGACCTATACGATACACTATGAAAGTCAGAGTGTTAGGATACTACGTCAGCCTTAGTAAGCTGACTGAGGTTAACATAATTTGCGATTATGAAAGCATTGAAAAAGTGAGAGAAGAAATAGCTATCACTAACAATGTTGATAAAAAAGAAATTATGTTAACCTATTGCGAATTAGGGTAAAAAGTATTAACTTTGAAGTATTAACTATTCAGGTGCAGGGTGAAGAGGTCAAAAAAACAAATTAAAATAACATGGTTCTGGGCAAGATTAATTTGTAATAACCTTTAGTAAAAACCACCTTCTAACCCTGCACCTTAAATTGAAAAAAAATGAAGTATTATATAGTCGCTTATAGATCATATGCTTACTGCTTAAACGAAGATCAGTTAGCAGAGTTTAATAAGATGAAGTCTGACCTCGAATCAGACTACAATATTTGTGAGGCATTTGCAGATTATGAAATATCTGAATGCAAACCTATCGAATGCACCCCTAGCGAAGCATTTATCTATGCGTACGGGTATAGGATACCTCGAGATATTTATGATGAATTTCTCGAATGGGCTGGGCTTAACGCTAATATGTCTGCTTACGAAAAGTACAAGGTAAAGCATTAAGATAATGCTAACTATCACAGTAATAAACAGTTGTAATTCAATTAATTTCAGGGGAGATGGGAAAAAATTCAAATGGAGGAGCAAGAAAAGGAGCTGGCAGGAAATCAACTGAAAAGGTGGAGGAGCGACTGGAGTTGATGAAGAAAATATTACCCGATGATGAGTTTTGGACAATCGTAGCAAGCCAATGCCGGCAGGCCGATATGAAGGCAGTCGACATATGGGCAAAGTACCGATTCGGTACACCTACTCAGATCATAGACCACTATTCAGGAGGTAAGCCAATTAACATACCCCTCGTTCGATGGGTTCAGGAAGATGGAGATCAACAGTAAGTTTAAGCCCCTATACACAAGCGTAGACCGCTACTTTGTCCTCACTGGAGGGCGAGGTAGCGGTAAGTCATTTGCAGTCAGCGACTTTCTCCTTCGACTGACGTATGAAAGAGGTCACGTGATACTGTTTACTAGATACACGATGATTAGTGCAATGGATTCAATCATACCTGAATTCATTGAAAAGATCAACCTGTTAGGGTGCGATGACCACTTCTATATTACTAAGACCGAGATAGTTAACACACTGACAAACAGCAGGATCATATTTAAAGGTATTAAGGTAAGCTCAGGTATTCAAACAGCTAAACTAAAGTCAATCGTAGGGGTAACTACTTGGGTACTGGATGAAGCAGAAGAGCTAACCGACGAAAATGTTTTCGACAAAATAGATGAATCTATTAGGACTACTACGAACACTAATAGAGTGCTTCTAATCCTAAATCCAGCGACCGCCGATCATTGGATTTACAAAAGATTTTTTAAGCAGGGGCAATTACCCAACGTCACATACATTCACACTACATATTTAGATAATGTAAATAACTTATCTAAGTCCTTCATTGATAAGATAAACAACATTAAATCCCTCGATCCTGACAGTTATAAGTACCGTTTTTTGGGTGCTTGGATTGAAAAAGCCGATGGGGTTGTGTTTCCTAACTGGGAGCTTGGCTGGTCAGAAGATGAACTTTTGACTGCATTCGGTCAGGATTACGGGTATAACCCCGACCCAACAACCTTGATCGAAGTAAAGATTGATACTAAACAGAAGATTATCTACGTGCAGGAACACCTTTACAAAGCCGGCCTAGGTACAGATCAGATAGCAGAAGTGAATAAGTACTTTGCAGGTAATAAAGTAATCGTTGCAGATAGTGCAGAACCCCGACTTATTGATGAACTAAGAGCCAGGGGGTGCAACATGGTTAAAGCAGAAAAACCGGCCGGATCACTACTAGCAGGTATAACGCAAATTTGGGATTATCAATTAAAGGTACATCCGTTTTCGTATAATATTCAGACTGAGCTAAATAACTACGTTTGGCTAAATAAGGGGGGTGGTCTGGTAATTGATTCTTACAACCACACCCTTGACCCACTCCGCTACGTAGTTAGATACCTGATAGGGGCTATCCCTAAAAAGTCAATTGCGCCAGTCCCTTTAAACAGGAACAACAGAGGATAATAATTTACAACTTAACATAAGGTTATGAAACTTAAGTTCAAAATATTCAACACGAAAGACAATAAGCAGTCGGTTAAGTCTACTGATATTCGTAAGTTCGTGATATATCGTACAGAGTTGAAGCGCAACTCCGACGACATGGATGCGTACTGGAAGGCAGTACAGGCAGTAAACAGCGACATGATGCCCTCTAACGGTGAGCTTATCAGGCTGCATAACAGGGCATTACTTGATAGTCACGTGCAGGCAGTAATCACTAAACGCCGGATGGCAGCAACCCAAACGGAATGGGAGTGTGTCGACAGTGAAGATAACGTACTCGATGAGTATCAAAATCATTTGAACTCAAGAGGGTTTAGCGAAACGGTAGGTGCGGTCTTTGATTCGATCCTGCACGGGTTTACATTAATCCAGTATGACACGACTACCAAAAGGCCGTACGTCGTTCCACGTCAGAACGTCAAATGGCAGACTGGTTCAGTCATCGCAGACGCAAATAACCAGAGTGCACAAGGTGAGCCGTTTGACACATACCCTAATCATATCCTTTTCCAGCATTCAAGATTAGGTATTCTAACGCCAGTTTGCAGGATTGAGATAATGAAACGTAACGCACTGGGGGACTTTTGTGATTATATGCAGCGTTATGCAATGCCTATCTCGGTAGTAACGACAGCCGGCAATGACGCAGCGCAAGCTAAATCCGTGGCTGAATCTGTAAACAATGCAGGAAGCGATCCAACTATTGCGATGCCATCAGGGTACGTCGAAAACCTCGAATTAAAAAGCGGTTCAAATAGCTCTACCAACGATCTGTATACCAAAGGATTAGAGTTTTTCAATGCGGAGATAAGCAAAGCGGTGCTAGGTCAGACCATGACCACCGACGATGGGGGGAGCTATTCACAAGCAGCAGTTCATTTAACAGTTGAGGGAAGGATAAATTCAGATGATCTTAGATACATTGAAGATGAACTTAATGCGCAATATTTACCCCTTGCTATTTCATTAGGCTGGTTACCAACCAATTGCAAATTAAGACCTAAGTCGACAGATAACAGAAGTTTAGATGAACAATTAGATAGTGATAACAAGCTAATCACATTAGTACCTTCTATTGACAGAAGTTTTTTTGCAAGTAAATACAACGTGCCTGTAACTGATACCGAGACCCCCTATGCCGTTGTGCTTGGGGTTGGTGGTACTCAGGCATTTATATCAATTATCGCAGATCAGACGTTAACACCTGAACAGAAAAAGCAGTCACTTATCTTGTTGTTTGGTTTGAAGGAACAGGAGGCAGATAAGTTAATTAACATTCAATCAATATGATAAAAGTAAAGGTAAAGGATAAGTCATATCAGGTCAAAAGTGAATGGGCTGACATCACTATAAAAGATGCAGGCAATATCCTTATGCTCGAAAGATCACAACGACTAACTGAATTTTTTTCAGGTAAGGACATTGACTTAAGTGTTGAAGAAAGAGGTAAGGAGTTACCTAAATTTGCAGGAGAATTATTGACGCTATGTAGTAACATACCTTCTGAGGTAATAGATATGATGCACCCTACATTGCGAATCGAAGTATGTAATGAATCGTGCGCAAAATTCGTTTCTGGGCTAATAACCATGAGCGCAACGGGACTTAAGTTAGATTTAATTAAGTCGTTCACACATGAGGGTAAGCAATATGTGTTACCCTCGTGGGCTGAGTTGGATGGTGTTAAGACCCCTTTCATTGATCTCGATGCGTTGACCTTTGCAGAGATGGCGGATTTACAAAATGCATTAATAGGTATAACAGTACCTAATGAGTTTTCAAGATACGCCTCTTTGTTAGTAGCTGTGTCGTGTCGTGACATTAGCAAAAAGTACTCAGAAAGTGAGATAATCAAAGAGGCAAAGGGATTACTTAACCTCCCTATGAATCTGTTTTTCGAGGTTTTTTTTTCAACAGTCGTGGAATTAACGACTTATTATCAATGTACCCTGCACAATTTACAGGAGAAGGTAAGGGCGCAAATGCAGGAAGTTTCAGAAAGTTTATTTACGAGGTCGCTAGATCGGGTTTTGAGAGTTATTCGATATGCAAACAAATGAGGATAATAGAGCTTCTCGACGTGATAGAGTACTTGAGCGAAAAGCGCAATTAAGGCTGATCGAGTACATTAAACTAACAGGATGCCCTAAAGAGGTTCCTTTACAGACACACGTTTTTCTGAATTCACTTATTGAAAAAATTGATAAAGGAATATATATATGATAACTAAATATGAAGCAGCGGTAAAGTACGCAGCAACGCAAGCCGGATTAACGGGTGTTCAGTATGTCGGTTATGAGAATCCGTTTAACGCTAAAAAAGATTCTCAATATCCCGGTATTTGGTCAACTCCTCCTCAATCCATTTTTTCGTACTCAGCAGGGGGTAAGGTGTCGATGACTATTGAAAGCATTATTATACTACTCAAAGCTGATGCAAGCAAAACAAAGTCGGAGCAGGAGGTGACTTTGTGGAATAACGCTGAAACTAAACTACTTACGTTTATTAGAGCGTTGGAGGGGTACACTGGTGCAGGGGTAAACGTTACCGATATGGGGAGGACTGACTACCTCAATTGGGGTGGATCGGTCGATATGGTGTTGGGTATCAGAGTGTCAGGGGTTAAGCTAACTATAACTTGTGGATTATGAAGTTCTTAGTCGATGCGTTAAAAGCAGAGCTTGCAAGGCAGCTTCATAACGCAACCGGGGCGGCAAGTGAATCAATTCACGTTGAGGAATCCGGTGAGCTCGAGTGGTCGATAATCGGGAATTCATATTTGTATTGGGTGAATTTTGGGAGGAAGCCCGGCAAATGGCCTGATATTAAAGCTATTAAGCAGTGGATTGAGATCAAAAACATAGGCAACGGTAAGGACGTTGATACGATAGCGTTTCTTATTGCACGAGCAATAAAGGAAAAAGGAAGCCCGGCTAAGCCTTACGTGGTCTGGACTGCTGGTAATTCAATTGATCGAACTGACTTTGTAACGAGGGTACTGAAAGATCATGAACAGGAGATCAAAGAATATTTAGGTGATAATTATCAAGAAGAGTTGTTTGGGGAGTTCATCAAAAAAACAGCTCAGGAATTTGAACTAATAGTATCTTAATAGCTTATCTTTGTAATACTTAACATAACATTATGATTACGATTACTACAACCCCTAATAGCCTACATTCTGCTTTCAATCCTGTTATTTATAAGGCTACAACTACAAGAGCTGTCGTAGGTACTACCAAGGTAGCAACTTCGATTAGCTCGGATGGTGGTAAACTTCGGATAACCAGTGCTTTACACGGGTTAGAGAATGGCGATTGCGTGGAATTAACAACCGGGTGGAGTGGTCTTAATCAAACGAAAAGTATCATTACTAACGTCACTGCTAATAACTTCACACTAAGCGAGATAAACTATGCCGGGGTAGCAGCCTCTAGTGGTCAGTTTATTAAGAATATCAGCAAGTTACGGTTAAAGTATTCTGTGACCAGAACGGCAGGAGCTATAAAAATAGGGTCAGGGGTTAGTAATTATCAGGTAGGCAGTGAGTTCACTATTGATATTAGTGCTATCCTGCAAGGGGAGATTGATTATACAAACGGACAGTACACTCCAGGGGCTGACTTCGACGAGCTTGCGACAAACGGAATTGTGTCTCCTGCAACTACAAGAGCATCAATGGGTTATTATGTAACGTTAACAGAGACTTATGAAAACGGGGCAGGGGTATTGATTGAAGGCAATATCGCAACTACCAGCACGGCATACGCTATCAATAACGTGCTGAATAACAGTGAATCAATTAATACGTACCTGTGTAGCACGATCAACGTAGGCAGGTGGTTAACTAACTTATCCAACAGATACTGCATAATGAACGAAGGTGAACGAATTCAGTTACAGGCACTTACTTCACTCCCAACCGTGGGGGTAAGAATTACCCGAACTTTCACGTCGGGTGCAACGGCTGTTGAGAACGTAACAGCAGTAACAGTAAACAATTATCGTGTAACTGTTAATTACTCAGAGAGTTATTTGTTTTACCCGAACAATGTTTACAGCGTTAAGTTAGAGCTGATCTCAGGTATAACAGTGATTAGTGAACCTATTACTATTTTTAAATCTTTTACAAAAGCCCGAACTGCTAATATGCTGAAATGGCGTAACTTACAAGGGGGGGTTGATAGATTATACTTTCCAGATTCTGAAAGTTCATTCACAAATGAACAATTTACTTATCTCTCAACAGAAGGTTACAGGATCACTAATAAAGTTATCTACAATAACCAGATCTCAATGAGGGCATATTTCAGCAATGAACTGCTCGAATGGGTTAAATCGTTAATGTTCAGTAAGATAGTTACTTACAATGATTCTAGAGTAGCTATAAAAGATCGTAATATTACTGCTAACACTAGAGAGTTTGTTGAGACAACCATCACGATATTGACCAACTCAATTTTCTTAAACTAATGAAAGACAGGATATTAAATAATTTCAAAAGCACAATACTAGGACTGATTATCCTTGCTATTTGTGTAGTGCTGATATACACTAACAAAGCTACCTTTGCGGAGGTGTCGGGATTTCTTGTAAGTTCAGGTCTATTAATTTACGTTAAAGATTCAATATTTAAGGTATGAAATACTTCACTATTAAAGAGTTAACTAACACAAGTTACAAGTCAATTGACAATACCCCTTCTAATGTGCAGACATTCAACTTAGTAGCCCTGTGCGAAAGAGTACTTGATCCTGCAAGGGAGGAGTTAGGTATGCCCATAACGGTATCGTCGGGATTTCGCAATACTATTATCAATCAGCTCGTTGGAGGGGCTGTGAATTCTCAGCACACAATAGGGGAGGCAGCGGATTTAGTGTGCAGTGATAACGCTAAGTTATTCAACTACATACGTAACAATCTGATATTCGATCAGTTGATATGGGAGTTCGGTGATGACACAAGACCGACTTGGGTTCATGTAAGTTACTCACGTCAAGGAGTTAACAGAAAAGAAGTATTGAGGGCTAAGCACGTAAATGGAAAGATCAAATACTTTCACATATGAGAAGGCAATCGGTCAGCATTGGCATTATGCTAATTGCATTATCTGTAATAGTATTGCTTAACATAAGGCAAAAGCCTGATGCTAAAGTAATTACTATAACCGATACGGTATATTCAACTGACACTGTTAGAGTTATAACTCAAGTGCCTAAGCCTTACAAGGTTATCTATCACGATACGACTACTATAACCCACATTGATACTGCATTTGTCATCAAGGATTACTCTTCATATGTGATTTATGAAGATACTTTGATGAATGATTCACTTGCGTTTATATCGTTACGTGATACTGTTTATCATAATAGATTATTAAGCAGGGGGTTAACTTATTACAATAGACAACCTTTGATTATCAATAATATAACACCTAACACAAGGTACTCAGTTGGAGTAGTCGTAGGGGAAGGATACGGTATAACTGCTTCATACTCAGTAAGGTCTTGGGATTTAGGTACGATAGTGACGAATAAAGGGGCATTCATAACGTTATCAAAGAGATGGTAAGTCTAAAGATCAATGACATAAATATACCTGTACCTCAGCAAGATATAAACTTAGAACTTGCTGTACAAAGTGAGTTATCCGGGGCGTCTGCATTTAAGACAGATCAATTTGATTTACCAGACAGCCCTGAACTTAGAAGGGCTTTGGGGGTGATGACTGATATTAACACAGACGTTAGTACTGTTCCTAATGCGATACTGTACGTAAACGGCTATGAGTTAAACGGTTACATTCAGGTTTATTCAGCTAACATAAAGAAAGGTATTGCAACGATACCTGTTCAGTTCATATCAGGTAACGGGGCATGGGTTCAAGAGATCGAAGGCGAAGCACTTAACACAGTGAATCTAAGTAAGTTAAATCATGCGCTCACTTATGATAACGTAGTAAATAGCGAAATAGGAGGACTAGATTATGTTTACCCTTATGTGCTGTATGGTCAACCATTTGAGGTTGAGAACACTCAGATAGTTGAGCGTTACCCGGCTGTTAGAATAAGCAGAATTATACAGCAAATGTTTGAAGATAAAGGAATTAGGGTTCAATCAAATTCACTTTATGATCTTCGTAACCGGTTTCTTTTGTATACCGGAGCAGGAGATATTGAGCGTACAGCAGATGCAACTACCGACCAGTTTGAAGCGACAGGAGATAGTTATGTTAACTTCGTTGTACCACCTACTATTACTTATATTAATTCTACAAATACAATAATACTTGACACAGTAACCGGAGCGACTGGGTACGATGTGTTAACCGGAATTTACACAGTCCCTTTATTACAAGCTATTACTCAACAAATATTAGTAGACTTAAATATTTATAACATAGTCTTAGGATCAGGGGTTTATTTACCCAACGTATCAGGAGTTAAGCAAATTGTTTTTACGTTTTCATTGCTGAGAAATACTACTGTATTAGCAAGTACGCAAGTGGTCTTTAAAGAAGGAGTAAATTACATTAACACTCCAGTTAAATTTAGAACTAATTGGCTGGCTACGCAGGCAGGAGATACGTTTAAAGTTCAATTAAACGCTCAAGGATATGTTGGCAATACAGGTAGTTCAAATAGTTACTTTTCTTTGTCTATTGATAAAGGGAAAATGTTTAACAGATTATCTAAATGGTTCGCTGAAAACGAAACAGTTACGTTTGATAAAGTACTCCCTTCTGACATAACAAAAGCGGAGTTTCTTAAAGCGATAATAGACAGATATGATTTAATGCTTTACTATAATGAAGTGATGAAAATCATCTACATTGAAAGCAGAAAAAACTTTTATTCAAACGTATGCCAGAATTGGAGATGGGCTACCCTCGACGAGGAGGCAGAGGTAAGCAATTATGTAGGCTCAGGTAAAAGCACTAAACGGTATTCGCTCGAAGAGCCAGCCGATAAATATCAGTCTTCGCAAAGAAAAAACGCAATAGTCACAGTAACAAATACTAATGTGTTATGTGAAAAGGGGATAGATAATATCAAGCTAAAAGGAAGCGATACGTTAATAACGACCGCAAAAGAGATGGGGTTTAACGCTACTCGGATACCTGTCATTCTAAAGCAAGACAGGAAAGAAGGAGTATTGCCAGAATGGTCAACTGAAAGTAATTTAAAGATAGTTAAGTTATTAGGTATTAGAATGTTATCGTCTACTGATAGTGTAAAGTTTAATTATATAAATAGGACAATGTATCCCGCAATTGAACGTGAAACGATCAACGATATTGTTGTAGGATACAAAGAAAAGTTCTATCTTGAGAACTACGGCAAAGAACTTAACATAACAAGCACCTTGACATTTGGTCAGTTAACACACTTCCTTAACAGTTATACAGCAAATGATTTTAAAACCTATTGGGGCTTGTTTAATTCTTGGTTTGCGCTGCAATCTATATCATTGAATCTCAATACATTAGTAGCTAAATGCAAGTTCATAACAGCAGCTATAACGCAAGATACTGTAAGCGTAATCGGAGGAGGGACTACAAGTAACAGGATTAAGGTAACAGATACTGATGAATTACAAGTATCATCAACTGAAAGTATTGAGTTTCAAGATTTTACTTATAAAATAAAAGAGGAGGATGTAACCTAATGAGAGTATCAGATTTAAATACTATCACTGCAAGTGATGCATTATTCACTATCGTAGATGATCTTGCACTAAGTGAATCGGGCAAGGTCGCTCTTGCTGATCTTGCTACTTACATACTTGACAAGATCACGACGTCAGGGGGATTGTTAGACGTAACCTCCTCAGCCGGAGCGGTAAACATAGATGCTTATTCGACTAATCAAGCGAGTGAGCGAAAATTCTACACTACACCAGATAACCCGTTGGGAACTGAAAGACTGGCTATCGGAGCAAAGTTCGCAGCAACACAGCTTAGAGGGTATAGCGTAAACGCTGGCCTTGACAGTGAACCGGCTAGCACGCTGGAAGTTAACGGCACACTCGGCTTACTGCTTACAAATGTGTCAGGGACTGCAACTGTATATGCTTATACTAATTCACTTATAAACGCAAGTGATATATCTAACAGGATCATCACTTTACCTAACCCTGCTTCGTGCCCTAATCGTGTAATTGTAATCAACTCAAACTCAGGGGGTGGTGTTAACACGGTTCAGTCAGCAGTAGGTACGGTTAACAACTCGGCTACTGTTCAGATCGAATCTGGGGGTAACAAGTGGGGACTGTTTGTCTCGGATGGTGCAAGTAACTGGGTATCAATGTTAGTAGTGTAAAAAAATGGCTGAACAAACTATATTATATCGGGTGAAGGTTGTTACAGATGGCAACCCGACTGAGGCACTTAGTTCGATCGAGCTGCAAATTGCGGCTAATAATAAAGCAAGGGCTGAACTTAATAAAAAGATTAAAGAAGGGACTGACTTAACAGCAAAGGAACGTCAGTCATTAATTGAGTTAACAGCTCAGCAAAAAAATTTAGCACAGCAGAAAAGAGAATATCTTTCTCAAATTGAGAAAGAAGTAAAGGTAAGTCGGACAAACGAGGAATCACTTGAAGGGATGCGGGCTAGGATTTCTCAAATGCGTGCTGAATATGAGAAGTTAGCCCCTGCTTCTGAGGCAGGCAAAAAGCTAGCAGCCTCAATTGCTGATATGCAGAAGCAGATCAATGAAGCTGATTTTGCAACAAAAAATTTCAGAGGGAACGTAGGCAATTACATGGAAGCCGCAAATACAGCAGTCGAAGGAACGGTTAAGTCATTCGGGGATTTAAAGAGAGAACTCAGGGAGTTAAAAAACACTTCGCTTCAAGGCAAAACTACTGAAGAAATTCAGGCTATAAATGCGAGGATCGGGGAAATAGGGGAATCACTTGATGATATGCGAGCTCAGGCAAAAGGGGCAGCGGTCGGTATGGCTGAATCCTTCGCCGGAACCGCTGCTGTAATATCAGGTACAGTTCAAGGGGTTGCAGGATTTGCGGATGTCCTTGGAATTCAGGGAGGTATATTGGGGGAGGTGCAGCAAAAGATGACTTCCTTAGTCGCTGTAACTCAAGCACTATTTGTAATTGAAGATGCGCTAGGTAAAAAGACTGTTGTCAATACAGCTCTTAAGATAAAGGATGTTGCGATAACTACTTATAACACAGTAGCTAAGACCAATAATGCAATTGCGACAGCAGCGCAAACTAAGGCTGAGGCAGCTCACGCAGTAGTAACCGGCAGTGCTTCCCTTGCAGCAAAAGCAGCAGCGGCGGCAACGTGGTTATGGAATGCAGCCATTGCAGCCAGTCCCATTGGGTGGATTGCGGCTGCTGTTGTGGTTCTAACAGCAGGGGTAATTGCGTTAGTTGGGGCAATGGATGACGGTGAAAGTCAGACAGATAAGTTGAATAAGCAGTTGGCATTGTTTAATCAAGAGGTTAAAAGAACTAAGGATGCACAAAATTTTATGCTCGAATATGCGAAAGCGATCGGACTTAGCACTCAGGAACTCAGGAAGTTAGAGCAGGCTAACATTGCAGTAAATAGGGCGAATGCTTGGCGTGAACTTAACCTATTAATTAAGCTCGGTAGCGATCGAACAGCGGAGCAGACTACCCGGATGAACGAGCTTAAAAATGAGATAGTTAAGCTAAAAGAACAAGAGTTACTTATGAGTGCTACGGCACGGAAAGAATCTTGGGAGGCAAGGCAAAAGGAGGCAAACGATATTGCATCGAAAGCACGGGAGGAGGTTAAGGTTCAGGCAGATAAGAATAAAAAAATTCAAGAGGACAAAATAAAGATTCAGCAGGAGGGGTATAACATATCGCAGAAGTTAGCATATGACAAGGAACAAGAGCTTGCAGAATTTATAGCATCAACTAATGAGGCTAATAATGAACAGCTTGTAACAGAGATAGACGATAGTACGTTTGCGGCTTGGGAGACTGCATTCAACAAAAAAGCGGAGCTAGCAAAACAGGAGGTGGATTACTTCGCTACTGTTGACAAAGACCGATTCACACAGCAGGAGTATGCGCTAAAAGAATCGTTCTACAATCGGGAAATGAGCGAAGCGGAGTACCTCGATAAAACAAGAAGACTGAACGAAGAGCGTAATCAAGCAATGATCGATGGAACGTTCAACACTGTTAAAGATATTGCTTCGCTATTCGGTGAAGGAAGTAAGCAATATAAACAAGTCGCTACCGCTCAGGCAGTTATCCAAGCGATTCAGGCAGCCCAAGCGGCCTACGTCCGGGGGATGGAAATACCTTACGTGGGCTTTGTCCTAGCTCCCGTGATGGCGGCAGCGGCGTTGGCGGCCGGGATGGCTAACGTTCGAAAGATCAATGAAGCAAAAGAAAAGTTTTCAGAAGGTGGTGTAATTCAAGGTAATAGCCACGCTGATGGGGGCGTACCTTTTACTGTAAACGGCCATGGAGGCTTTGAGGCAGAGGGTGGTGAGGTCATTATAAATAAGCGTAGTGCGAAAATGTTTCTACCCGAACTCTCAAGAATCAACGAAGCTGGAGGCGGCCGTAAACTATACGCAAGAGGGGGGCTGATTACTCAACAGGCGGACACTCAGCAAGCTCAGATAAGCACTATGAACGACAACATACTTAGTGCGATTGAGCGAATTCAACAAATACCTGTTGTTGTTTCAGCGAAAGATATTACAACAGGAGTTAGAAAAGTCGAAGTAATTAGCAAAGCAGGGGACTTATGATAAAAGATAACACGTTGGTTTTCAAGCGAATGCAATATATTTACAATCGGGTGGCATGGGCTGATGATAAACAAGAAGCTATCACATTGATTTCTAATAAGTTATTTCTATCAGAAAGGACTATTAGAAGAGATTATAAAAAATATTGTGATCTAATGACAAGACGTCAACAATAGCTATTGTTAATTATGTTAAGTATCGCTATCTTAGCGATATTAAAAAAATTTAAATATGGCTATTACTAAATATCCAAGGGCGTGTTCAAGAAATTCAGCAGGAAATAGCAAGGTATTTCTAACTGAGATCTCAAACATCACAAGCGTTACTTACACTTCCGGTGAAGTATCTGCTATCACTATGAATGCAAGTACTAAATTTCAAGAGGTCGGGGCTGATATAGACAGTATCCAGTTCACTCAAGAGGGTGCTGGGGGATCGTCATACGGTGAGACACAGAAGATTGTAATGAAGGCAAGTAAGAAAACCGCTGCTTTAATTGCGTTTAAAAACTCAATTGTAGACGCAGCCCCTTGCGGCCTTGCAGTGATCCGGCAGGATTCAAACGGTAACTGCTTCTTAAGCGGTTGGAATTCAGTTGATAAAAACGGTAGACCTTATTCAAAGGTTGAAGTAGCGTTTGACAGCGGTGTTGCTCCGACTGACGAAGGCATGAACAGCTACACGTTAACTCTTTCCTGCATGAACGGTCAGGATGAAAGCCCGATCGACGCAACTCTAACTACTTCAATAGTAGGTGAGACAGCTACATTTATTGACTTTAACTAATCATTTATGTACAGAGTAAAAAAGGAGTACGCAGGAAAAGGGTGCAAGGCAACTCTTAGAAACCCGTTACCCGGCATAGGCAGTCTGATTATTCTTGACACAGCAAGTCAAGAGGCATTAGAAGCACTGTACCGTTTAGGTAATACCTTAATCGAAAAAGTCGATGCTGATAACAAAAAGTGAAATACTAACTATCGTAGAGGGTAGAGAGTTACAGAGTGCGCAAATAACTGATAGCGACATAGTTGTTAATGAACGACGTCATATTAGAGATACGGTGCTGGGTAACGCTCTATACTCTTTAGTTATCGCAAATGCAGGAAATGTATATGATTCATTAATAGATGATTACATTAAGCCCGCTCTTGCGTGGTTAGTTTTTGCTTCTGTTTTAGACCGAGTTCAAGTAGAGGTTAGCGACACAGGTATTAATATGCTTGTGTCTAATAACTCTCAATCAATTCAACGTGAGCAACTTAGCAAGTTTAAACAGTCAGTGATGGATAACGGCAACTTCCTTTTAGAGGAGTTAAGAAAATTTTGCGTTGATCGGTATAATGCAAAAGATTCGTTATATTCAACGTTAGATTATGTTAACACAAGCGAAGTTGATAGTACGGTTTACGTTATCAGTAACCCTAAAAAAAATTATTCATTATGAACTTCGAGATAAATAATGACATTGCGACATTAAGGATAGACGACGAAATAGGCCAATCTTGGTTTAGCGAAGGAGTTACTATTCAGGATTTTGCAAAGACATTAAATGAAGTATCTGATAAACAGTTAGATATAATCGTTACTTCTCCGGGCGGTGACGTCGCTCACGGACTTGCGATTTATGATTTAATTCGCTCAAGATCAGGGGTTACTAACGTCAGATTTGAAGGCATGGCAGCGAGTGCAGCGACAGTACTTGCGATGAGTGCAACGAAAGTATCTATGAGTGATGCAGCTTTGATCCTGATTCACAGGGCGTCGGCTGGGGAGTACGGTAATGTAGATGATATGCAGAGTGTTATTGATTCGCTGAACGCAGTTGATAGCAGACTTGCAAATATCTATGCTCAAAAAACTGGTCGAACTCCTGAGGAGTGTTTATCATTGATGAAACAAGACAAATGGTTAACAGCCCAAGAGGCTTTTGAATTCGGTTTGATCGATGAAATTTACAAAGGAAAGTTAATTACAAATGCAGTTAAATTCAAAGAGATGGAAAATAAATTAAAAAATGTTGCTCCTGAGGAGGAGAAAAAACCAATGCCCGAAGAGGAACCCCTTGAGGCCGTTGATCCTGTTGACCCTGATCAGGAGGGTGACTTAGCTACTGAAAATGAGCAGCTTAAAGCTACTATTGAGCAGCTCAAAGCAGAACTTGAAAAGCTAAAAGAAGGCACTGAGGAAGCAGAAACAGAGACAGTAGTCGAAGACGCAATCAAAGAAGGTAAGATCAAAGCAAGTGATAAGAGTAAATTTGTTGCTCACGCTAAAGCAATTGGGCTTACTAACTTTAAAGCTCTTATCGCAGATATGCCTAAACAGCAACGAAGCATTAAAGACGACATTAACAAACCTCTTGACACTAAAGCACTTGCGGTAAAATGGCAAGAGAAAGCAGCGAAAGGTAAGTTAAGTGCTTGGTACTCAGAAAGCAAAGAGGAGTATGAAGCCTGTTTGAAGGCTTACAAAGAATTGAAAAAGTAACTTTAATACGTATTAAAAATGGCAGTACAAAGAGAAGTGTGGTTAAACATGATCGAGCAAAATTTATTTGACGATCTTTTAACAAAAGTTCAAGGAGCGCTAAAAGACGATAGTGCGTTTATTTATTCAGGTGGTGGTGTGACTACTATCCACATACCCAATGCCGGAACCCCTGCAAGTGTCACGGAAGGTAATACTACTTATCCTGTATCTACGTCTGAACGTACCGATGCAGATAACTATTACTCACTGACTAACCTTGAGATAGGACCTATCAGAGTTGGTTGGAACGAGACTAAGCAGTTAAGCTACGACAAAGAGGAATCAGTACTTAACGATAACCTGCAAGGGCTATCGCTTCGTGCAGCAAGGAATATCCTCAACGGTCAGTATCATTACACGACTGGAAAGTACGTTGCAACTACGGGGGCTAGTGAGGTAGGTCATGCACCCGGGGCAACCGGAAATCGTAAAGCATTCACAGCGTACGATTTAAAGGCAGCCCTTGCGATTATGGATAAGCAAAGCGTGCCTGCAAATGAACGTGCGTTAATAATTGACTCAACAATGTTCTGGCAATTGATGAACGATCTTGACTTTAACGCAGACCGTTTGCCAGTTCAGCCTATTGGGGGGCTTGGGTCTATCGACTTGTACGGTGTTAAGATCATCCCTGTTGTCAACGCAGTCTTCGCAACATCCGCTGGTGTTGTTCGTGCTGCTGGCAACGCAGGGGCTGCAACCGACCAAGCAGTGGCTTTACTTCTGCAAAAGGGTTGCACCTCGTTCGGCATGAGCGATATTTATGCTAATGTGTCCGACAATGCACCCGGTATGTTTGGTAATACCTATGAAGCGTCGGTAATGGTAGGTGGAAAGTACAGACGTTCAGACAAGTACGGTATTATCCCTATCATTCAGGCTAATGCGTAGGCTTCCAGGCCTTAAGTTTTAGGGGGCTAACAACCCCCTTTTTTCTTAACATAATTAACTACAATAATATGAACCTTTACACGCAAGCAAGTGATCTCCCGTTTGATTTATCAGCAGGGGAGTTTACGTCCGAGAGCTTTAAGTGTTTAAGCAAATCAGGACACTGCACAATATCAGTTAGTTACACTGATTTAGAAGGAACCGCAACCGCTATCGTTGAGACTTCGGTTGATAATACTACTTTTGTCGAGTATGATTTAAGTGATACGATCCTCGTAACTGGTTCTGATTCAATGCAATGGCTGATTGACGCAACCGCAGGGAGTTATTTTAGAATCAAGATTTCAGGTAGCGGACTTGTAGGAAATGTAACAGCGGTTAAATTTAATACTTAACTGAGATGAGACAAAAGCAGTTAACTGGGATGTACGGCTACTTGGGTAGCTTTGCTACATTAGATGATTTACAAGCGAGGTATCCAGCACCTCGTCTTAACAGCTACGCTTTTGTAGCTGAAAAGATTTATAAATACACTGCATCTGGCTGGGCGGTTGCTTACGAAACAGGGGGCGAGGCAACCTCTAACTTTCGTGACTATGTTATGCTGGCTTCGGGTAGTAACCCCCTATCGGGTAACCTGCGAATGTTTGCAAAGACTATCAAGCGAATGTTCACCCGTGACAGCTCAGGTGTTGAAGCAATGGTCTGTGACGATTCGGGGTGGCAGCCCGAATACCCCGGTCTGGTCTGTGATGGCTTAGACGACTACATTAGCATAGCTGATAATGCTAATTTGAATTTTCCCGGAACCCCTTTTATGCAGGAGTTTTTTATTAAGCTATCTAGCGATGTGACAACAGTACAGACTATATTTTATAAAGGAACAAACGGTTTTCGAGTTTACATTGAAGCAGGATTTCTAAAGATCAATAAATATGGCATAGGAGATTGGGGGAATGTCTCCGTTACACAATATGCAGGGAGATTATTACACGGATTGGCAGGATGGGATGGTACTAATAAGGTGATTTATTTAAACGGTCAACTGGTTCTATCCTCAGCTCAATCAACAAATTTAATTGAAACAACTACCTCTGTACAATTATTAGGGAGTACGGGGGCTGGCAGTTTCTTTAAAGGCTCAATTTATTTAGCCCGTTTTTGGAACCTTGCCCTTACAGCAACGGAGGTTTTGCAATTGTATAACAACGGGCAACCGCAAAACTCGGTTATACTGTCAAAGTATAGGGGGGCTAGTCAGGTGAACAAAGTCGTAAACGGTACTTTTGATACTGATACAAATTGGGCTAAGGGGTTAAGTTGGGCTATTGGAGGCGGAATTGCTTCATACGATGCCGTTAATAATCTTACATATGTATCTCCTTTGAACGGAAATTTAATTCCTTACAAGTCATACAAATTATTATTTACTGTATCATCAACCGCTAGATTACTAATAACAAACACAACTGGCGGGACTACATTAATCACTACTACAAATTATAGCCCCGGAACCTACACATTGTATTTTATTAGCATTGACAATAACTTTCGTATTTACGCAAGAAACGACGGGGGAGGTGGGGCATTTAACCTTGATAACGTCGAGTGTTACCAACTTGGCACCGTTCTCGAACTCAAAGGCGAGAACATGGGACACGTATCTGCTATTGATACAAGCGGTAATAGACTTCACGGAGCGATGAACGGAACCCCTGCTCTCACAGTTAATCCGTTGCAGCAAAAGGCCACAACGGGAATATTCACTACCAATATCGCAAGCGGAACGGCCAATAAGGATATTATCATCCCAGCCGGTTATTATGTAACAGCGATCACGGTAGCTAACACGCTATCAGCAGGCAACCTTACTAATATTCAGGCGGTGCTTGACCCCACGGGGGACAACATCACGCTCGTATCAGGCAAGACAGTTAACAATGCTAAGACGTTAACGTTCACTGCCTTAGCGGATCAAACTCAATATACCTCTTCGAGGGTAGTGAGGGTGAATGCAACCGGTAACGGAACAGGCGGTATGGAAGTAATGCTAATCTTAGCACGTAGAGACTAATGAACTTAAACGGCAAAGATCTAAACAGGATAGCGCAGAGCGATTTAGGTCGCTCTGTCGCTGTGACTGTGTACACCAATACAGCCACAAAGGCTGTGACAGGCACTACCGAGACCTCAATGTTAGATCAACCTGTGACGTTGCAGCCAGCCGACATGGCCTCAGGATCGGTTATCAAAGCCACCCTAGCAGGTGTTATAACGACACAAGTTAACATAACCGCAACGCTCACACTAAGGTTAGGCACGACTGTAATTACTACCTCCTCTATAATGCTACCTAATAGCCTTGCAAATAACAACGCAAGGCTTGAACTAACATTAAGATTTACCGCAACGGGGGTGTGGTTAACGGGTGAGACCGTGATCCAGACCGCTGCCGGACTTTCAACGCCGTTTGACAGACCGATTACTAACTTGACCGAGGTCGCTGTTGATACCTTGACAGCGAAGCAGTTAGACATCACTTACCAGTTCGCCTCCGGGGTGAATAACTTAACGATTATTAACACCGAAATAACGTCGAAAAAATGATAGAAAAAATAATAAACTGGGATGGCTACACAAAAGCCTATGTAAAAGCTGTCTACCCAGATGGCACTTACCTTTGCGATCTGGAGGGTGAAGGGATATCCGATACCAATATTTCCTTTGAGCCTTTTGAATTCGTACCCTTTGAACCCCTCACGGATGAAGAGACACTTAGCCTTAGTTCTGTTACTTCTGATAACAGTAACGACGCAAGCGCAGATTAACGTACTTGGTCAAACTACTAAGAATCAGGAGAGTAACTTTTACGTTACCTCTTCGCTTTTGCTTGTCTCCGGTATGGCGGATGGGCTGGCCGAGGCAAGTAAATTTCACCCTCAAGGGGTAACTGAGGTGTTCGGTAACCCCCAATTCTGGGATAACTCCTTAAGCTGGAGGAATAAGTACCGAAACGGCGACCCCGCTCAAGGGGCTAAGTTCCCCCTATCTACAACCGCACTGGCTTGGACGACAGATGGATATCACCTTTCACGGATGATCCGTAACTCTACTATGATAGCAGCTGTTACTATCCGAATAGGTGAGCCGGCAAGGGACTGGTATCAATATGTTATTGAGGCTGTTATCTATTATCTTACCTACCAGCTAGGCTTTACAATCACTTACGACATAATCTTTAAATAACTATGAGCGCAAAGGAATTAATGAGTAAACAAATTAGTGTGAGTAGCTTAATAATCACACTGATACCTATCCTAACTGCAATCTCAGGGTATGCGATTAGCTATAATATCTCTACGAATGAGAGGATTAAAACACTTGAGATTGAACAAGTTAACACTGAAAGAAGACTTACAGCACTCGAAGAAGTTGTGAAAACAATAAATTGTAACTTAGTCGATATTAAACTTTCTTTGAATACTATATCTGTTAAGTATCAAGAAAAGGATAAGTTACAGCAATAGAGATAGTTACACTATTATTTGACCCCTAAATTTTTTTAGGGGTTTTTTATTTATCCGTGACTTGTGTTACATACATACGAGTATAAATGTAGTATCTTTGACACATAAACAAACAAATAACAAACGTCATGAACGAAGAAACTTTCACCCTAAGCACACAAACAAGCAGCAAGGCTATTAAAGGTGCAACCTACAAACAGTTAGAATACCTACGCTCGTTTGATAATGTAGAAATCAACGCTACCGGATCACAGATAATGAAACGCATATCTGTTAGCGATATGAGCGAAGCAATTGATGCAGCAAAAAGGGGGATTAAAGTAGTTATTGAATAATTAAACAGGGGGTGTAATAGCCCCACAAAACAACCTCCTATGAACACATACGCAGTTACAGGAACACTCCACGGATCAATCGTCATAGCAGATTCAGAGGGTGATGCTAGAAGAATATTTCATAAATACTATAACGGTGAATCAATATTAACCGTGAAATTATTATCAAAAAAGTCTTAATCCTTATTATTCTGGAATAGGGTTCCTCGGACACGGGGGCGCAAGCCCCCACAACACACACAAAAAATGAGCAACATACAAAAAAACCAACAGGCACTATCTGTTGTTGAGCTTTATAAAAACATTGAGACGTTTCAGGCTGAACTAAACAAGCAGCCTGCGAAGGGGGATATTAAATCCCAAAAATTAGGGGGAAAAGAAGTCGGATACCTCCCCATAGGGCTGATAGAAAAGTACCTCGACGAAATGTTTTCAGGGTTATGGTCTGTTGAAAACATTAATTATCAGGTGGTTATTAACTCCATAGCCGTATCACTTGATTTAAAGGTATTCAATCCTATATCGCAAATCTGGATAACCCGATCGGGGGTTGGGGCTGTAAAAATTCAGCTAAACAAAGATGCTAAATCCCTTGACGTTGAGCAGATTAAAGCAGACGCAATACAAAAGGGGCTACCATCCGCCAAGGCATTTGCGTTAAAAAACGCAGCTCAAAGTTTAGGAGAGCTTTTCGGAAGGAACATTAACCGAGACGATATTGATACTGAGTACTATTACTACTCAGATCAAGCGGAGACGAAAGACGAACTTAAAGCAGAGGCTTTAGCACTGTTAGAAACGTCAACGCTAACTGACGAGCAAAAAGCCTCTACTAAGACAAGGATTGAATCCGCAAACTTCAAGTCGATGAACCTTATTATAAACTATTTAAAATCAAGACAATAATGTTTTACAACATTGAACAAAACTCTCCCGAATGGTTTCAGAAAAGACTAGGCCTTTTTACCTCCTCCTCAATCGCAAGCCTCTTTAAAGCTAAGACTACTCTTGAGTATCAGAAACTTATAGCAAAGGTAGCTTACGAACGGATGTTCAATGAGCAGCCAGATGACATATTTCAAGGGAATGCCTACACTGACCGAGGGCATGAATTAGAACCCGATGCACTAGAGTTGTTTCAACTAGAGACAATGAAGGAAGTAAGGCCAGGGGGTTTCTGGCAAGTTGGGAATCAAGGGAGTAGCCCAGATGGCCTATGTGATGAGGCTACGATTGAAGTAAAGTGCCTATCCTTCAATAACTTTATGAGGCACGCTATTACTGACGAAGTCCCTAAAGATTATGTCCATCAATGCCAGCACCAGCTTTTGGTGACCGAAAAAGAAAAAGGTTTTTTCCTTTTATATCACCCGAAGTTTAGACTTAAAATCATTGATTTTCAAAGGGATGAAAAAATAATAAAAGGAATAATAGAAAAAGTAGACGAAGCAGAACAGGAAGTTATTAACATAATAAACAAATTAAGCTATGGGAAATAAAGTAAATATAACAGCAGCGGATATTAACGGCTTATTTAGGGTTCCGTTCAGCTTGTTAGTGTCGAGGGAGTGGAATTTAAACTACTTGTTAGTCAGTGCTTTAGACGAGGGGAAAGTAAATGGATTCGGTGTTCCCTTCGAGCGATCTGGCGTCATGGTGTACGACCTTGATAGCACGACTGCGATAAAAATAATGAAGCATAAACAATTACTAATCGACAGGGAGACAGACTTTTACATTGCCTTCTCTAACGTACAAGATGTACGACTTTACTTTAACGCAAGGTTTAAATTAGAAAAATTAAGGAAAATAATTGAACCCAATTTCGAAGAAGTCGAATTTGGAAAAACCCTCCTGTATGCTATCGAAAGAGTTACGTCTCAAATCAGTGCTTAAAGAAAAATTCAGCAATAGAAGAATCCTGTTGCTGAACAAATGGAATAAATATTATTACTGCTTCGACTTCTTTACATTAGAAGGACTTCATGCAGAATCTGCTAAAAAGTGTGCTGATTATATTGAGGCTAACGACGTAATAATAACACACTTAGCTACTAAGTTAACAAATGACATTATTGTAATATCAAATTATAACAACGGTCGGGATAAAATTATTAAAGAATTGTGTTGTAAATTTAATATTAAATAGTTACCTTTATGTATGATTTAATTGCGCTAATATTTATATCTATGCTTCTAGGGGCAATAATTACTTTGCCAACAATGTTCGTAGTCTCTATAATTCAACAAATTATAAACAGCCGTAAGGCACAAACAAACAACAAATGATTCAGATAAAAAACAGATTAACTGGGGTAATCGTATTAGAAATTGAGACCCTAATTAATGCAAACCTCAGCGGTGCAGACCTCAGAGGTGCAGACCTCAGTTTTACAGACCTCCGTTATGCAAACCTCAGTAATGCAGACCTCAGTTTTACAGACCTCCGTTATGCAAACCTCAGTAATGCAGACCTCCGTTATGCAAACCTCAGTAATGCAGACCTCCGTGATGCAAACCTCCGTTATGCAAACCTCAGTAATGCAGACCTCAGTTATGCAGACCTCAGGGGCGCAGATTTAGATTTTTCTTGTCTTCATTTTTCATGCAAAAGCAGAATGGCTAAAACAGATAGAAGGCAAAGAGTACAGTTAGCGCACCACCTTCTTAGCTGGATGAAGTATGCCGAAAGTCTTAATGACGACGAAAAACAAATATTTGAGCAACTCAAAGCGTATGCTAATGAGTTCCACAGAGCAGATGTTGAAAAATTTTAACCACCGCAAAACACAAAAAAATGATTCAATTTAAAATCGGGGAAAGCATACCCCAAAACTCAAAAATCTCAACTGAAATAGTTGAAGGAGAACTGGTTATAAAAGTCGAACCTCCTGATGTTGTAGTGCCAACTCTCACCGAGGCGGTCTACAATATACTAGAAGAAGAGGAAAGAGATGAGATAAAAAGAGGGGTTACCTCTTTGCTCAGACTGCTTATTATCAGAGCAGCTATGCTTAAACGGCTTGGGATTGAAGATCTGCACAATTACGATTACAGGGCTGTGTACTCAGACGTAGTAGGAATTTTCGTTATGAAGAGCCCTATTGAAAAAACGCCAGCCATTTTAGGGTTCCCCTCCGAGGAGCTTGCAGAAGCATTTATTAAAGACCTCGATGTGCAGGCACTGATTGGCTCCGCTGGACACCTTATTTATTAACATAACACTCTCTGCGCTATCGGAGATAAACGGGCTAATGAAATGATTACTTGTAAAATAGACGTGACAAAGATTGAAAAAGAACGCTTGTTTAAAGGCGAAAAAGGGACATACCTTGACATTGTCCTAATAGAAACTACTAATAATCAGTACGGTGACGATTACATGATCGTACAAAGCGTATCCAAAGAGGAATCAGCGCAAGGGGTTAGAGGAAAGATTCTGGGTAACGCAAGAATCGTTAAACCCAAATCGCAAACTGGGCAATCTGCAACTCAGGAGCTTGCTACTACTAAGCATAATATTGAACCCGATAACGATTTACCCTTCTAATTATGTATAAACTTGATAACTTTAAGACCTGCTGCGACTATTTAGGGATTGATAATACCCTCCCTGTATGTCAGATCGACGAACGCCAGATTCAAGCTGCGTATAAACTACGTGTATGCGTGAGAGCTTGGAACAAACAGGATGGTTTTGAGCCGGATGAGACGGCAAATTGGAAGGATGATAATGTTGGTTATGCTCCCTTTTTTTTACTTAAAGATGGGAGGTTGTTATCAGCAGGTCTTCCGGCTCCTGGGGCTTATACCGGTATAGTCGCTGCGTCTACTTTTTATGCAGGTTCGTTTACGACTATATACTTCGGACTGCGCCTTTCTTTAAAAACACGAGATCGAGCAATTGAGTTTGGAAAAACATTTATCGACATATTTAACGAACTGATTTAACTTAAAGCTGCCCTAACGGCTATACGGGGAACATTATGCAGATGGGATTGTTTGATAAACGTTATACCACAATGAAAAAATTTCCTTTCAACTGGTCGTTGAAGGAGGCTATATTCACGAAGGACAAAGGCAAAGTATTTTCTTGCTTCGCCTGTGGTGGAGGTAGCTCGATGGGGTACAAGCTTGCCGGGTATGACGTGATAGGGTGTAACGAGATAGACCCTAAGCTGGTCGATCTCTATAAAGCTAATTTGAACCCCAAATTCGCTTTTGTCGAAGGGATTCAGACCTTCAAATTAAGAAGTGACCTACCCGAGGAACTGTATAACCTCGACATACTCGACGGGTCTCCGCCATGTTCCACCTTCTCGATTACGGGAAGTAGGGAAAAGGCCTGGGGTGTAGAAAAGAAATTTAGGGAAGGGCAAGTAAAGCAGGTATTAGATACCCTTTTCTTTGACTTCATAGACCTTGCCTTTGAGCTAAGGCCGAAAGTCGTCATAGCGGAAAATGTTAAAGGTATTCTAATGGGAAAAGCTAAGGCATACACTGAAAAGATTCACAAAGAGTTTGCCCTTGCAGGGTATCATTCGAGACACTTTTTATTAGACGCCTCTAAGATGGGCGTACCTCAGCGAAGGGAGAGGGTGTTTTTTATAGCCATTCGGGATGACTTCGATAAGGCCTTATTATATAATTTAGATTTATCGTTTAACGAACCAATTATCCCTTATTCAGCGATAAGAAGGGATGAGGGGACTGGGGATGTGTCCCCACAACCCTCTACTATCACCTTATGGGGGATGTGTGATGCAGGGAGAAGTCTGGACACTGTACACCCGAAAGGCTACTTTTTTAATAATTACCGACTTTCGAAGGATAAAGTTGTTTTTGCGATAACCGGGAAGCATAAAAATTTAATGGATAGCGATGTATGCAGGGTTTTATTCAAAGAAGAGCTTTTGGCGGCAGGTAGCTTCCCGACCGACTACGACTTTGGGACGCAAAAACCTAATTACGTCATAGGTATGAGCGTGCCTCCTGTTATGATGGCTAACGTTGCGGATGAAATTTATAAACAGATAATCAGTAAATTATGTTAATATGGCATAACGTGTCAGACGATAAGTCTGAACTAAGATTCTTAACAACAGTGCTTTACACTGTTAAACGTGATAACAAGCTATTCAGATGCTATAAAGGTGATTCATTGATTGCGACTACTAGCACCTTGTTGTCAGCAAAAAAAGCCTGTAACTACCACAGACGCAACCAGTTAAAAAACAAATAACACTTATGGATTTCCTCGAAATGAGAGACACAGCGGAAAGCCTTATAAATGAAGGTTTTAAAGTGCTGCCTTTAAAGGGTGACAAATCACCTTTTAATTGTAAAAACTTTATCTACGAACAACCCGACTTAGATGACAGGTTTAGTGAGTGTGCCGGAATTGGTGTCGTGTGCGGAAACACTAGTAACAACTTACTTGTAATTGACTTCGACAAACATAACAATGAAGACATAAACCAAATTTGGGGGGACTTTATTAGTGATAGCGTAGTAAGTCATATTATAGAAAGTAATAACCTACCTATAATTCAGACAAGATCAGGGGGTTATCACATTTATCTTCGTACTGAAAAAGGTCTACCTACTCAGAAACTAAGTTTATGGGCTGATGGGGGCGTGATGATCGAAACAAGGGGTAACGGAAGTTATGTTGTGACACTCCCTACACCCGGTTGGGAGCAGATCTCAGGATGTGACATATTAGAACTTAACATAACCGATGCGGACGCAGTTGATTATTTATTAAACTTTAGTAGGACATTCACTCAAGCTCAGTTATTAGAAGATAAAAAGCCAGAGAGCAAAGGCACGTGGCCTTCTAAATTCAACACCGCCTCAGCGATAGGGATGTATAACGAACACGGAGTGAGCGATTTATTTTCCCTACTTCAAGAAGCTGGCTGGGTGAACGCAGACACAAGGCGGGATGGTACGGTGTTATGGACAAGGCCAGGCAAGCAGCGTGGGGTCAGTGCAACGTTCGGTAAGTATCATAATATGTTTTTTTGCTTTTCTGGATCACAGCAAACGTTTATAACCAATAAAGCATACTCCCCTTTTTACGCAATGTGTGCATTGAAGTTTGATAATAACATTGCGCTTGCTAGGCAGTATGCAAATGATATGTTCAATATCCACACCCCCGATATTGACATTGACAAAGAACTCTCTCAGAAAGAGGAGTTTAAGCCAATGAAGTTTCCTATTCATGTTTTCCCTGAAGACATACGGAGTTTGCTTTTAGAATTAAGCGAAACGGAAAACCTTAACATTGACCTACTTAGCATAGCATTAATGTACTCCGTTGCTACAATCGCAGGTAACAAGGTGAAACTCAGGGTGAAAACAACTTGGGTTGCACCCCTAATCTTTTGGTTCGCAGCAGTCGGGAAAACAGGCACTAAAAAATCTCACCCGATCAGCACGATGTTAGCACCCCTGAACGACATTAATAAAGAAAACTTTGCTCTCTACAAAGAGGAGCGGCAGAAATGGGAGGCTAACGAAAAGAAAGGAGCCGAACCACAACCCCGGCAACTATACTTAGATGACTACACACTAGAGGCATTACTATCACGACACGCTGCAAACCCCAGAGGGATAAGCATTTACAAGGATGAGTTAAACGGATTCTTTAACGATATGAATAAATATAGAAAAGGATCGGATGAAGAGTTCTGGTTGCAGTCTTACAATAATAAATCATATCAGGTTGCAAGAAAGACTACTGAACCACTTAGGGTTGATAACCTGTGTATCAGCATAATAGGTACTATACAGCCTGAAGTGATGGCCGGGGTTGCGGATGCGTCGAAAGGTAACGGAGTAATTGAAAGGTTTCTTTTTTCGAACAATCTAACTGAATATGACTACTTTGACACGTCTTGCATAGATCACTCTTTCATCAAGTATTATTATGAATTCATTAATCAACTGAATATCTTATGCAGATATGAAGAGAAAGCCGATGAAATTATGTTAACCATACCCCCCGAATCTATGACATACTTCAAGCAGATTCAAGATAGGTTGACAGACCTGAAAAAAAGCGATAAGACAACCTCTTACATAGCAGGGTATTGCAGTAAATTACAAACCTATGCCCCTAGATTCGTGTTGCTTTGTGCAGTAATCCGAGTTGCTTCGTACAGCTATGAAGGTGATATTGAGTTATTTAAGAACAATCTAGCTGTAATTGATGAAGACGTTAAAAACGCTGCTTGGTTAGTAGCTTACTTTCTTTCAACTGCAAATGCAATGCAGGAGCAAAGTATTGAAAGTAAAGAGGTTAAAGAGGTATCAGGGGCATTAAAGGGGATGACTTCTAAAGAAAAGGTAATCGAGCTATCAAAGAAAGGGATTACCTCAAAGGCTATAAGTGAGCAATTAAAGATCTCAATCAGAACAGTTCAAAGATATTTACAGAGTGCAGGAGAAGGGAAGAAGTAACTTATAACCCCTCCCCCATATAATGAACAAAGCCCGGTTTACTTCTCAGTGAACCGGGCTTTTACAAATCAAAAAACTGTTTTGCAATGTACAAACAAACAAACAACCAACGGACTACAAAAACCCAAGAAAGTGTGCAGTGAGTAGGCATCTTGGATATATTGAAGTGAGAGAGGGAATCGAACCCCGACCTCAGGAAATGAACCTGACGAGCTACCCGCTGCTCCATCTCACTTTTTGCCCCCTTCGAAAACATTTGGCGAAATGAAAGCACGGGGGATTGGCTTTTTTCAGACAAGAAGAACGAACTGACGAATGCAAAAGTACAAATATTTATCGAGAAAAGCAACGGTGACTTAATATATTTTTGAGTTGTTCGGGATTTCCGAACAACTCAGCCGGGGGGAACGATCCGGTATTTCCGGACTGTTCAGGTAGCCGGTGAACTATTCGAGATTTTCGAACAGTTCAACGAGGGGGCATTTAGGGGCAATGCTCCCTATTATACTCCCTAACCACTATCCGATTTCGGATACCGTTATCCAAAAAGCTATAAAATGTTCGATAATGAACAGTTGTATGTTAACAAACGTTAAT